TTTGGGGGATTTTTTATTTCTCTGAATCCGCCACCGCTTTATCAACCTGGGCCTTTAATTCCTGATACGTTTCATGCTTTGGCGGGAATCCGTCGATTAATTTTTTCATCAGCTTAATTTGTTCATACTTGGTGGTATACCGTGCTAGGGCTTTGATTTCTTCTCTGAAATCATTCAGGTTGACCTGATCCCATAGCGCATCTAATATCGGGTTGTGCTCTGCTTTCGTCATTTTTGTTATTCTCCTAACTTCTCTTTCATCCTGTCCAGGCTTTTCTGGGCCTTGCTGGCCTGATCCTGACAGTGTGGGCAGATAAACCTGCACTGATCAATCCAAAAGTCTACATCAAAAATTAATCCGCACTCATTGCAGTGCCTGGTGTAGTATTGTTTATTATCGTCTGAGTACATGCCATCCTCCGGTTTAATAGTCGTTGATAATGATATAGATAACCCCTTCGTTGTTCTCCTTTAGTTCTAATGTATCTATCTGGTACTCTGAGCCAGTTTCGGCGTTTAATACCCGCACCTGCTTTTGCTTGTGGTCCCGAAGTGCATTGACAATATCTCCTGCTTTCATTTTTTCGCTCCTCCCCAATATCCCGGGCGCTGTCTAGCCTTCTGATCCATGGCCACAAGTTGTTTGAATTTTTCCGAACTCCCGTTATGCTCCCAGTATCCTTTTTCTACATCGTGGCCCAGTTGCCGATTGCCGGCCATTTTATCCACGTCCGTTAAGCTTAATCTTCCCATTTACTTCACCCCACTAAATCCAATGCCCACGGCGACGCACATGGCCGATATAATACCGATGGCCATTGCTGCCCCCATGTTTGCACCAGCTCCGGAGACGATCCCGCCGATCGCAATACATGCTGTCGTAAAAAGAAATGTCCCCGCCGTGACGATTCCGGCTTTTTTCATATCGATGTTCATTATTTTCCTCCTTTTATCTGTTCAAGACCGGGATGGCGATTTCTTCGGCTTCTGATCTGCTAAAGTGGTTCATGTGCGGCAGGATCGGCTGATACTTCTTAAATACCAGGTCTTTTTCCGGGTTCACGTGCTCAGCTGTTCCGCCGCATAGACACTTTATTTTATCCGGGGCCGTTTTGTGCTGCTCTGGATAGATTCGTCTGAACCGCTCATCATCTACACCCTTTTCCAACCACATGCGCCACCGCTTCCCGCAGCTCTGGCACTCAAACCATCTGGCCCCGTGGGTTTGTTTTTCTGTCACTGGCTTTACTGTTCGTGTTTTCTTCACGAAATAGCCTCCGCATCTAATTTCGGCGCAATGGCTTTTGCTCCATAGGCACTGGCCTTAATTGCCTGGTCAAATTCATAATATGTCTGTCCGCAAATGATATACTTAAATGGCCCTGGCAGTTCTGCAGGTTTCGCCTCGATGTGTCGGTTGCCTGGTTTCTTCGCCAGCAGACCTTTCTCGGTATCCTGGACGTCATAACCTTTGTTGCATAGCTTATTTTTAATAGCCGTCATCGTTACTGTCTCTTTTGGCTTATCTGTGTGCTTTTCCGCAATTTCCTTAATGGTGACGCTTTTCTTTTTGGCGGTTGATTCCTCTTCCTTTTCGATTTCTTCGGCAATCTGCTTTCTGTCTTCCTTAAAGGCCTCTTCCTTAACTTTTGCAAGCGCCACTTTGAGTTCTTTGTTTTCTTTTTTCAGCTTCTCCATGGCCATCCCATTGCCGTAGGCTTCTTTTTTCATTTCTCTGATGGCTTTTTTTGACGCCGCTCTTTCTTCGTCAATGTCGTCGCCCAGTTCAAAGATTAACGCTTCCAGATGATCGATCCGATCTTCATACTGCTTCTGCAGGAAGTCGTCCAGGCCCGTTACCACATCTTCCAGCTGCTGCCCTGGTTGGTTTTTCTTGTTTTTTTCGATCGCTTCCATAAGCAGATCGCCCAGATCAAAGAAATCGGTGTTCAGCTCTTTTAGTTTTTCATCCTGTTCTGCCACAAATTGCTGCAGCTGATACTTCTCCTGGATGATCCGGTTTGTGTTTTGCTCCAAGCTTCCCCCTATCTTCGTCTCGATCTCAAGATCAGATAGGGTGTTTTTATGTTCTGTTCTTTCGTAGATCAACTCGTTCTGCAGCAGCTCAATGTATAAATCCTTGTTAATTTCCATGTTTTACCTCCCCATTCGTTAATTATTAAATTAAGGCTCTGCCTTTGTGTTCTTCTATTAATTTGTCTAACTCAGTGTTTGTGAATATCCAACGGGTTCCAACCTTGACGCCAATTTTATGTTTTTTGCATATTTCTTCGAACAATTCCCGGGATACCCCTGGCAGATATTCGATTGCTTCCTGTTTGTTCATCTGTTTGGTTGGGGTTCTGCTTATCCGTTTTTTCAATCTCCGGCAGCAGTACCGCCATAAGAACACCCGCCATCTTTTGGATATCCTCATCCGTCATTTGAAAGTCCAATTTCATTTTTCTTCACCCCCTGGGCATTCCTCTGGCTTCTCGAATTTTAATTCTTTTTCAACGGCTAGGAGCTCCAGCCGTTGATCCAGATCCTTACAATGATTTCCGATCCGTCTTTTGCAGTTTGCGCAATTCATTTTTTTCATATAATCACCTCCTCCCTAACTGGCCTTTTTGTCCGGCAGCAGTTCTTGTTCTTCATCAGCTTCTTTTTTTACTTCTCCCCTGGCTTGTTTCAAGCTCTGGGCATATACCATTACCAAACCCATTGCCACGGGATCTTCCTGCAGCTTTTCAACATTGCTCTTTTGCCGGTCAATTTCTACTGCTTTTAATTCGTCTCTGATATTCTGATTAGTCACCTTGATCACCTCCTTGCTGTCAGAAATTTCAAACCACCTCTTTACTAATTTTCATTACATCAATTCGTGTTTTCGTTACATTCTCTTTCATTTCCCTTGTCGCTTGTTTGGCGCCGCCCTATAATGGTTACATCAGCCATGCCCGGCTGAAATTATTTGAAAGGAGAAAATGAATGGACAAAAGAAACCTTGCTTTACAATTAACTCTGTCCGCAATAGAAAACGGCTTGCTTGGCGTTGATTCTCAAGAATATCTTGAAAATGAAGATAACGAATCAAAGAACACGTTCAACGCCAATGAAGTTTTCGATTTTTACAACAGCATCTACTCTCACTTAGACTGTTAATAAATCATCGGCGCCGTTCATTTCTGCTGCAATTTTTGCCATGGCCATACTTAAGTCAACAATTCTACTTACATCCTGAATGTTCTTGGCATTTTCGCATTGATTCAATTTTTCTGATCTCTCTGCCAGCAATTTAAGTTGTTGGCAGAGTAGTTCGTTTTTAATTCCGTTAATCTCTTCTTTAGCCGTGGCAGCAATTTCTTTTGCTTCTGCTTCAATCGTTATTTTCATTTTTCTCTGCTCTCCTTTTTTCCCATTCTACCCGCTTGAGTTCCATAATTATTTCTCTGTTCTGTTCCTCAAGTTTTTTTAGCAATGCCGACTGGTACAGTATCTCTTTCCCCATGTATGAATCTGGATCGATATACACATATCTCCGTTTCTCTCTCTTTGCCGTTCGTTCGACTTCTTCCTGTTGGCGCTTAATTATTTTCCCAACAACATCTGCAATTGTTTCTTTGTCCATTGTTTCCACCTCCTTGATGTGTCAATCTCCCGCAGGATATCTTTTTTACTCTTGCCCCTCATCTGTGCTTTGTTTTCTTGGTTCTAAATATTCTGCAATTTTCAGCATTACTTTTGATATTTCCATTCTCATTTTTGGTGTTTTTGCTTGCTTAAAATCTCTCGCTAATGCAAAGAATTGACGGTCTAATTGTTCTTCGTTCCATGATTTTCTCTTCATCCTCTTCCACCTCCTTCCAATGTGTTAATCTCCCGCTCGTTTATTTGATTGCGTGGCTGTCGAACGTTCCCTTTATTTTTTCCAACGGGGTTTCCTTTAGGTATTTCACTGAAAAAAATTCATCCGCAATCCCTCTTCTCCCGCTGGTCGCGCAATAAGCCCATGGCTCATTAATCTCTGTTGCCGCAATGCTCTTTAGCCACTCAATCTTTTCTTCACCTATTCCATATCGATCGTCTGTGATGTTTGTTTCCATCCTCTTCCACCTCCTTCCAATGTGTTAACCTCCCACAGGCGGGATAACTTTTTTTAATCAATTTGTCCTCTGTCTATATATTATTCGCCTATGTCTAATTTGTCAAATGATTTTTTATAAAATATTGACAGAGGGGAATAATGGTGTTATTATCGAACCATGGAGGTATAACGATGAAAGATAGATTAATCTTACTAAGAAAAATGCTCAAGCTTAACCAAAGTGACTTTGGTAAAAAACTTGGAGTTACAAATACAGCTATCTCAAAGCTTGAAAAGGGCGAACGTAATTTTACTGATCAGATGATTAAGTCTATCTGCCGGGAATATAACGTCTCCGAAGAATGGTTGCGTAATGGCGGCAATCCTGACCAAATGTTTTTAAGACGCTCACCTGTGATTGGCCAGTTCGAACAGATTATTGACGATTTCAGCCTGGAAGAATTGAAGAAGATTAATGAGTTTATGGAGATGTTGATCAAAGTCAAGGAGGGTTCAAAGGTTATACAGATCCGGGATCATCTTGAATATATTTCCCGGCCGCTTTATGATCTTCCTGCCAGCGCTGGTAACGGCCAGTTTTTGGATGGCAGCCATTATGAAATGGTGGACTTTCCGGCCAGCGTCGTCCCGCCCGACTCTACTTTTTGTGTGCGGGTGGCAGGTGACAGTATGGAGCCGCAGTTTTATGACCAGGATATTGTTTTTGTCCGGCAAATGCCCATCATCAATTCCGGGGAAATAGGCGTCTTTGTTTTAAATGAAGAAGGCTTTATAAAAAAATATGTGTGTGAAGGAGAACTGTGTAGCCTGGTTTCACTCAACCCTGCTTATGAACCGATCGTGATCGGTGAGGCTGATCGCTTGAAGGTCGTTGGCAAGGTTGTTGAGATATAAATTTTGAAGGAGGAATTGATTTTGGAAGAAAATGTAAAAGTGCCTTTTTGGCAGAAAACGTGGGTTGTGGTGCTGGCGTGTATTTTTATCCCGCCTGCCGGGCTTGCGTTGTTGTGGGTCGGAAAAAAGGGCGGTATGGTACTGCGGATTATTTTAACTGTTATTCTAGGTTTCTATTCATTGGCGTGGTTAAGTGGAGTTTTTGGCGGTGCTGCATCCAAGACAACCGATCAAGCCGTTGCTAAAACAGAGGTAGTGGCCGAAGAAAAAGCAACCACCGAAACTAAAAAAGAAGAACCAACCACTCCGGCAAATTCCCCTAAAATGAATATGGCTGAATTCACAGCTATTCAAAACGGCATGTCTTATGATGAGGTTGTGGCAATAGTTGGTGGCCCTGGTACATTATCCTCTGAGGTTGGTACTAAAGGCGAACCGTACTATACTCAAACCTATACATTTGAAGGCGAAGGCGACTTTGGCGCAAATGCAATTTTGAGCATTCAAGATGGTGCATTGTCCATGAAAACACAGTACGGTTTAAAATAACAATAAAATAAAAAAACCGCCTCTTCTGTTGGCGCAGAAAAAGCGGCTTTAGATATACCGAGCATAAGCACAATATACCATTTCACTTATTATATTGTAGCATTATGCCCGGTTTTTTTCAACGTAAATGAAAGAAAACGGGGTTTTTTATGCCCTTTTTTAGGAGGTATGTGCTTAATGGCTACAGTAAAAAAAATAGAATACGAATCCGGTAAGAAAGTATGGCAAGTTCGGTGGCGGGAAGATGGCAGCCAGCGTATGAAAAACTTTTCCCGGGCTAAAGACGCCAATGATTTTAAGGTGAATATCGAAGCTTCCCAGCGATCCGGTACCTATGTCAGTCCGTCTAAGATGTTAGCCAGTGAATACTTTGAAAAGTGGTTGTCTTATAAAAAATCTTCCCTTTCGGATAAAACTTACTCATCATATGTATCGACGACGACGGCCATGGGCGAGGTCATCGGCAAAATACAACTTCAAAAATTGACGGTCACGGATATAGAGTCTCTGTATAATGATCTCCGTGCGGACGGTTTATCTGGCACCAGCTGTAATTACTATCACCGCATTTTAAAGCAGGCATTAAAGCAAGCGCTCAAGGATCGGCTGATCCAGTTCAACCCGGCGGATCTGGCCCAACCCATCCCGAAGGATAAATTCAAGGCTGAAATCATTCATCCGGATATGGTTAAAACTTTCTTGTCTTATTTCTCCGGCGCTGAAATTGAAACGGCGGTTTATCTGTCCCTCTTCCTGGGCATGCGCCGGGCAGAGGTTTGTGGTTTGCATTGGCAGGATATTAATTTCAGAACCCGGGTGTTCACTGTCCGGAGGACGCTGCACTATAAGGATGGTGAATATTTTCATCTCCCAACAAAAAGTAAACAGACCAGGCAAATTCCGTTTACCCTGGGCGTGGCCAAGAAGCTCCTGGAGGGAATAAAGACTCAGGCGAAATACCGGAAACATTTCGCTGAAAGCTATGTCAAAAATAAATACGTCTGCACTCACCGGAATGGTATGCAGTTTATTCCGGAGTATGTTTCCCATTCTTACACTAATATTAAAGGCCCGGCTTTTGAAAATATCCGGTACCATGATCTTCGGCATACGGCTGCAACGCTGATGCTTTATCACGGGGCCGATATCAAAACCGTATCTGCCATCCTTGGCCACAGCTCCATTACTATCACCGGGGATATTTACCTTCACGCTCTGGAAGATATGAAGCGCAGCGCCATTGATGCCCTGGATCAATACATGGAAACGTCGGATAAAATTGTTCAGTTCAAAAGAAGTGTTTAACTTGCTGGTTACTTGCCAGTGTGTGAAATGTGCTAATATTTTAGAAATATTTCTGATGTGCTAAAAATGTGCTAAGATTTGATAACGTGTGAAGTTATGGAAATGAAGATAAAAAAAGAAACCGCTGTTTAAAGCGGTTTTTTTGATAAAAGAATGGTGACCCATGGGCGACTTGAACGCCCGACACCCTGATTAAAAGTCAGATTTAAACCTGAGATTATACTTCTTTTTAATTTGCTGTGCTGTTAAATTCCGCTATTTAAAGCGGTTTTTTATATTTGTTCCCTGACACTTCTTGTTGCTGCTGTTTTTTCTTGTGTGCTAAGTGTGTGCTAAGTCATCCCGGGAGGCTGCTTATTTTTGGCCTCCCGGTTATTTTATTTATTGTTTTTTAAAACCAGTCGTAAATCCCCTGGGCGACTACTTCGCCGAATGCTGCAGCATTGGTAAGTAATGCGATGTCTGGCCTGATCCCTCCGGTTTCAAATATGCAGGCTACTGCTTCGGTGTCTGCAACTTCCCAGTCATCCCTTTGAATTATTCCCCTGGTCCCTAGTCCCAGTCTTGCCTTTGCCGATGCAATTAAACAATTTGCCAGCCTGATCCCAGCGGTGCTGCCTGGGTATACGATCGGCAAGGTTCCGGATGGTGCCAGGTTATAGTCGCAATGGAGACTGACATAAACATCAGCGCCCCAATTGTTTGATTCTGCTACGCAGGCAGCAATGTTTTTATCATTATTGGTATCGGCATCACTTAGCACCGTGAACCCCATGTTCCGGAGACGGGCGACGGCTTCTTTGCCAATAGCCAGCATCAAATCCGCTTCGGTGTAATTTCCATCGACACACCCGCTGTCCCATGATCCGTTTGAGCTGATCCCGTGGCCGACGGCCAGATAGATCTTTCCTGATTTTTTACCTTGCGCTGGTGCTGCAGGTGCTGGATCTGGGACTGGCACCGGAGCTGGTGCGATATTGATTCCTGACAGTGCGTTATCAGCCGCCAGTGATTCCGCTGATTTTAGCAGCTGGATCGCTTCAACTCGTTTTCCTCCGCCGGTTGTTCCGGACATTTCGCCGTCTCTTGCCCAGTCCAACCATCCATAGTCCTGGACATGGACCCGGTAATTGACATGCTCTCCTTTGATCTCAATTGCTTCGATCCGCAACCCTTGTCCTTCTGTTCCGGCAACTTCTCCACTTTTCACCCATGGACCCCAACCCTGATCCTGGACGTGTACCCGGTATTCGTCAACGCCCTCAACTATAACCGCTTCCAGTCGCTGATTCTTCCCAGTTGTGCCAGCGAATCTTCCTTCTTCAAACCAACCTAGCCAGCCTTCGTTTTCTACATGTACTTTAATTCTCATTTTCTTTTTCTCCTTCTAATTTAATTTCTGTTTTATTCTCTGCGTTATTCCCGATTTGTTTCAGTGCTTTTTTTAATGTTTCGGGGATCGGTACGCCCAGGTTTCCGGCGTTTTCTAAAAGGCTTAATCCCTCGTTCGCTATAAATAGCAAGCACACGATGTTTTTAAAGTATGCGCCGCCCTGGCCGGTAGCCATGTCTATTTGTACAGCCGTCATCACCACAAACAGTTCGGCCAGCTTTTTAAATAATCCTTTAAGCCCGATAGAGCTGGAAAGTGTCTTTGTCTCAAAGGCGATCATCAGGCCCGTGATATAGTCGATTGCCATTAAGGTCACCAGAACACACATAAGGATGTCCCACCCGCCGAATACCCATGTAATGAATCCTACCAATGCCGTAAAAATTCCCGAAATAACCGGGCTATCTGTCAAATATCTCATTTTTGTTTTTCTCCTTCATTTTAAAAGCCGCATATCTCTATACGGCTTCACTTATTATTTGTTTTAGATTGATGTTTTCTATTGTGAGTCGATTGATCAACTCCTGCTGTTCTCTGATTGTTTCCCGCTGGCTTTCAGCGATCGCCTCATAGTGTAAGTATATTTCCAGCATTGGGTCCATCAGGCCGCCCGTCTTTTCGCCAATTCCGCAATAACATCAGCCCGGTACCGAATTGGGATTAATACGCATCCCCACTCAGTTGCTTCTGCTTCGGTTGTTGCCCTCAATTTATTTTCTACCAAATCTGCATACATTTTCACGATCATATCGTTGTTCCTCCTTCGATAATTTCAATAATTTCAGCCAATGCCAACTGGTTACTTATTTTTTCAGTTTCCATCTGTTCGGCCAATTCGACAACGGCAATTTTAGAATCAATCAAACCTGTTTGGATTTGTGTTTTTTCTTTTTTTTCAGCAATTACTTTTTTGTTCAGATAATTTCCCATCGCTTCCCTCCTAACTGACCGTGTATGCCAGTTTGTCAATCTTTGCGTCGGTTCCAGCAATTTTAAGTGTTACTGCCGTTGTTCCGACGTTTGTTTTTTCAAAAATCTGTTTTTCTGAGTCTATTTCTTTTAATGTCATATCGGCGGCGTTGATCTGTGGGGCGAACTTTAATTTAGTAAGCTGTGCTCCTGCTGCCAGAGTGATCGGCTTGTCCAGGGTTATGACGTGTGGCGTGGTAAAAATCGTCTGATAACAACCATCACTGTCTACCGTGTCAGATACCAAGATATCAGATTTCAGATTGCAAAGCGGGCGAACCCCACAAGTGCCATTATAGGCGCCGTTGCCGCCCCGTGCGCCGGACGAAATGACAATCCGGGCGCTAAACGAATTGCCGGAGTTCGGATCTCTTAGCCAATAATGCCAAGCAGCTGATGTACTTGCTGGTTTACTCGCTGATAATGTATTGGTCACCAGGGCTTGAGTCGGGTACGCTAAGCGGCTGGCATCTGTTGCTGCTGAAAAAATGCTTAACACAACCCCCGATGCTATTGAGTTCTCATTTGGCAGCCCAACTTCTGTTGTCCCCGGTAAGAAAAATTTTCTTACAATATCTTCATAGCTGCCGCCGTCTGTTACTGTATTCTTGACAACCCTGATTGTTGTGTCCATGACTGCCGCCAGTTCATCTGCGGTGAAATAACTTTTGAATCCCTGCTTGTCGTCATATCCCGTAGGTTGTGACATGCCGGCATCGTTCGGTGTTGCATCATAGGCGTGTGCTGCTGCCCACCATGAAGTCCCCGAATCATTCAAATACTGATCGACATTTGATACCGAATACCGGTTGTTCCCATAGCTTTGCCGGCTCGTGTCGGTGTTTGTTGGTTCTTTGGCATCGAACCCCCGCAGATCAATGATGCTGTCTGTTATTAGCGATACACTATTTGCCGGATACCCGGAGTGATTTTTATCGGCAACCTTCCAGATCAGCGGTGCCAGCGCCTCCGTCTCTACTTTGTAATTTCCAAACTTAACCTTGGCCCCGACGGCCAGATTGCTTATTGATTGTGCCACTACTTACCATCTCCTTTTTCAAAAATATTTTTATACAAAATATCCATTTCTTTAATTAGACCATAGCAATTGCCATGGCTGGCGTGCCCTTTCCAACTTTCATAACTTCGTTCAATTGCTTCTTTTGTCATCGCCTCCTTTGCGTATTTTGTTTTGAACGATTTTAATTTTCTTTTCATCGCTCTTTTACTGGCGGTTCTTATTTTTCTGACCACCTTTCCCGAATCAGTTATGTAAACATGAAAACCCAGAAAATCCACACCATTTTTAAGCGGGAATATCTGGGTTTTCTTATTTGTTTTTAGCTTCAATTCTTCTTCGAGAAATATCTTCATGGCTTCCAGTTTCTGTTTTGCCTCTTCTTTATTTTCAACTATGGCCATCCAGTCATCCATGTAGCGAATATAATATTTTATCTGCAGCTTTTCTTTTACATAATGATCAAACTTGCTAAGATAAAAATTAGCAAACCATTGGCTTGATTGATTCCCCAGCGGAATGCCAGGGCCTTCTGTACTGTCGACGATCTGTTCTATTAACCACCAGACATCATGTTCTTTTATTAGTGGCCTTAGGTTGTCTTTAAGGATCTCGTGATCGATTGAATAAAAGTATTTCGAGATATCACCTTTGATAACCCATCCGCCTGATCCATGTTTTCGATAGTGCCGTTTAAAAAACTCTTCGGTTCTTTCCAGCCCGGCGTGTGTCCCCTTGCCGGTTCTGCAGGCATAGGTATCATAGATTAAATGCCGCTCAATCACTGGTGTTAAAACCTGTTCGCACAGGCAGCGCTGGACGAATTGACGATCCGGGCGTTATACGAATTGCCGGAGTACGGAGAATCAGAAAACACCCCATGTTATTTATGTTCGCTTCATCCAGGCTGCAGTCAGATATTTCACGTCCATTGTTTTTTTAACCCATGTTTCCATTGTAGCGGTACTGATATATTGTCGCTTGTGACAAATTTCAACCAGGGCTAGAAAGACATTTATTTCACTTAAAACATCTATCTGAACCTCCTTCCTGATATTAACCGGTAGTTCGTTTGCTTTGGCCAGTTTCCTGTAGATGTCCAGTGTCATGTTCTGCATACGATCCACGAATGTAAAGCGGGCTTTTTTCGGGAATCTCTTTGTGTTATCGGTGATCACCATGGTATAGTCGATTAATTCTCTGGCCCGGTCAAACACCTTCATCATGATTCTGTTACCCCGGTGATGGTGTAAATTTCTCCGTTGTACCAGAATTTTTCGCCGACTGCTCTTGACCCCGGCGTGATGTTCATGTTGATTGTTGAGCTGTTGTTGACTGCCACATCAACGGCAAACAGTGTTCGCTCCATGTCATAAATCGCCAACTCCACCTCTGTGAAGCCTTCATAGGTCTGCTGCTTCATTTGCAATACTTTTGATCCTGCGAGCGTCGCATCTCCACTGGCCACCGTCGCCGTTGTGTTTGCAGTGTCGATATAGCTGGTATCCTCAAATATATCAAAGAACCCGATTCCAGTTTTATTGAGAAATTCTGCCACGTTCATCTCATCCAGTTTAATTTTCATGTCGATAATCTCACGCCGGGCTGCGGCGTCATTTGCGCCCAAAGTTCCGGTTTGCCCATAGAGTGCAGCAATGTCGGTCGTGTTCTGATTCCACTCTGTCTGTTTTTCTAACGTAACATGGATACCAGCATTTCCTGCGTGGCCTGCTAAATCCGGATACACTGGCAGCGTATGGGTGTGGTCGCTTCTTGACAGGCTTTCGGCAACGCCGGTTGTTCCAGCTCCGCCGCTTGTCAGCGTTGTTACTCCGGTACCAAATGTCACATGAACCCCATGTGATGCCGGGGCAAATTCTGTCGCATCTTTCCCGTCAAGTTTATCTGCGTCCAGGCCGCTTCCTGATCCATCGACTGTTTTAATTTCTGTCAGGATCTCTGCTGCTGTCATTACTCCGGTTCCGACGATGCCGTCCAGTTTCGTTTTATCCGAACTTGACATTAGACCATTTGCAGATATTGTTGCGACTGACGTTGGCGCTTTGCCGTTCCAGGTACTTTTTTCAGCATCACTAACGAATCTATTATTTTCATCTTGGACGATGATAGATGGCTCGTGAGTGGATGGATGATTGTAAACTGTATCGGTGAACATCGCCCCCGCTGGCACATCGCTTTCTACTGTATGTCCATTGACCTTTTCGGCGTTGTCAACGATCCCGTTGTTTGTTGTGTCATAAATGGATTTCGCCATATCACCAACGCCTAGTCCAAAAATATCTCCTGCAACTAAGAAATCATCTAAATCATAAGACGCTGCCGTTCCTGCTGTAATTTTGTCCAGGATCGCTTTGTTGGCGTGGGCATGTCCCTCCGGGATTGCCGGCAGTTGAGCCAGTGGGACTTTGCCCGTGTCGTCGAGTCCGGCATACCCGTTTGCCACTCCTTTTTTTACTGTATCTTCAGGGGTAAACCCAAGCGCATCTTGTTTTCCGTTCCATGTTGCTTTTTCTTCGGCACTAATCCCAGTAACTGCCGCGGCGGCTGCCGCTGAATTTGCTGCCGCCGTGGCCGATGTCTCTGCCTCTGCTGCTTTTATTTCTGCAGTGCTGGCATATCCAACCACATCGGCAGCTTTAGTAGTGGCTGTGGTTGCTGCAGCTTCTGCGGCTGTTTTACTTTCCAGACTCTCCTGCGCTTTAGTTGCGGCCATAGTGGCACTCGTTGCTGCGCTTGTCGCGGATTCCGCTGACTCGTTCGCTTTGGTGGTGGCCGTGTTTGCTGCTTCTTCTGCGGCTATTGATTTTTCTGTAACAGTACTGACATATGTTGCCGTGGCAGATTCGCTGGCCGCTGCCGCTTCTGCTTTGGCTGTTGATATTGCCGCTTGATTGCCAGCTGTTTCTGCTGATGTTGCTGCTTCATTTGCCTTAGTCGTTGCTGCGGTTGCTGAACTTGCGGCCGCCGTGGCCGATGCTTCTGCCCCTGCTACTGCAGCTGATATCAACCCCGCCTTTTCAGTCGCCGTTGTTGCTGCTGCCGTCGCTTCGTTTACTTTGGTAGTTGCTGCGGCAATTGAGCTTGCGACCTCTTCTGCTTTTGTCGTTGCTGTGGCTGCTGAACTTGCGGCCTCTCCAGCCGCCGTAATTGCCTGGTTTGATTTCGTCGTGACGGTTCCGACATACCCCGCCGCTTCGGCAGCTGATGCCGCTGCCTGGTTTGCTTTTGTTGTGGCGGTAGCCGCTGCGGTCGATATCTCGCTTGCTTTTGTTGTGGCCGTGGTTGCTGCTGTTGCCGCTGTTGTGGCACTCGTGGCCGCGCTCGCCGCCGATGCCGCGGACTCGTTTGCTTTAGTGGTGGCAGTTGTGGCATTATTACTGGCAGTTGCGGCTGATGCCGCTGCTTCGTTTGCCTTAGTCGTTGCTGTTGCTGCTGAATTTGCGGCCGCCGTGGCCGATGCCGCCACGGTGCTGACATGCCCTGCTGCTGTTGTCGCTGATGTTGCCGCCTGACCTGCTTTTGTTGTGGCTGTCGTCGCTGAAGCGGATGCCTCAGCGGCTTTTGTGGTAGCTGTTGCTGCAGCATTTGTCGCTGTTGTGGCCGCTCCCTGAACTGCTTCAAGGTTAACGTTTCTTAAAGCGTTTATAATTTCGACATTCTCAACGTTAACGCGCGTCATCGTTTCAACAAACCCGTCGCGAACATCTTCACCGTTTACTGCTGTTTTAAATTTGTTGATGGCATTGCCAATATCAGCCATTGCTCCCCCTCCTATTCAATCATAAAATCGATAGCAGTGATCTGCTGCAGCGTGATGTCAAAATCAGCCTCTTCAAATGCCGATTCTGGGATTTTATGAAACTCAATCTCTACCTCGATGCTCAATAATTCTCCCAGTTTTTTTTGATACTCTTTTTCTGTGGCTTTAATTACTCGCCCATCTGGGTCCCGATATTTTGCATTTAGTTCGTCGAGCATCGCTTCGTAGTCCTTGTACTCACTCATCAATTTTTTATGGTTTTTCTTAATCGCATAGGCAATGCTAACCGGTAATGAAAGATCCGCAATCCCTTCCATCCGGTTGATTCGTTCGATAATCTCGATGTTTTTCATTATTGCGCCGCCTGTTCTGCGATTAACGCTTCCTGGAATGCATAGACCGCATCTTCGAACGCTGCCTGGTCGGCGGCGATTGCTGATCGGTTTGATTTGTAGAGTTCGTAATTAATAACATACGAATTTAATGTCATATTCTCTGGCGCCGCGGTGTTGATGGTTGCCTCAAATACTTTTGCCGACTGGCTGTTTACTTTTGAGTCTCCTCTGAATTGCGTTGTTTTGATAATTTCTAACATGATAATGCTCCTTTCAGTTCTTCGATTTGATGTTTCAGAATCGCAATCTCGTTAGATTGTCTAGCAGTTGTTTCTGTTAGTTTTTCATTAATTTCTTGAATCGCTTTGATTATCAACGGGGTAAACGCATGGTCTTTGAGTTGATAACTTTCGCTACCGTCTGTTTGTCTAACTTTAAAAATGTAATTCTCTCCTAAATCATTCTCCGCCTCTTGAGCGATCATTCCAAATTCTTCATGCTTGCCGTCTTCGATCCAATCGAAAGATCGTATTCTGGTCTTGCAAATTTTATTCAATGCCAGTTTTTTAGCATCTGTTATATTTCGCTTATACCGCCTATCGGATACCGTAGCATATATACCGAATACGTTCGGCGATGATTTATTCACGGCTATCTGTAGGTAATTCGCCGTCACCCATTTTAACTCAGTTATTTTTTCAACTCCTGATGTTGCGGTATACATTAGATTGTTTGCTTTAAGACTATAGGTCACCGTTACATCACTGCCATCTTCTGCCTTTATAAGAATCCCCCCGGACCCCGAATATACATTGGCACCGTAAGATGTTGATGCGTATATACCTCCGAATTTTCCGCTTGGCGTATGTCTAAAAGCCATCCCTGCATAAGTTGTTGCCGAATCCAACACGATGTAACCAGAACAATTAAAGTTTGAGAAATTTAAAGTCCCGCCGGAAACATTAGCCCCATTGATTATCGTCTGTCCGGCTGTTGCCAGATTTGCGAATGTTACAACGCCTGTAATGTTTACTTTATCAGCACTGATCTTAATTCCCTCTGCTGATTGGTTAATCTCCGATATCAACGTTACTTTGTTGGCTTTCCCCGTCATCGCATTTGTGTAAGTTGAACTTTGTGTTACTGTCGATACAATCGCACTATCTGTAATTTTCAGCTCAGCCGCATTGACCCGGTTTGTTAAATACCCTAAGTCTGTCGCGTTTGCTTTGGCGGCAAGGTCAGCAGTGTTGGCTTTTCCTGCCATCGCATTGGTATATGTTGAGCTGCTAACTACCGTTGCTGTTATCGCCGATGGTGTTATTTTTAATTCTGCTGCTTCTACTCTTGATACCAAACCATCAATCCGCGTCGACAGCCCGTTTTTATCCGTTTGGTAGGTTGTGCTTTGCATAACCGTTGCTGTTATCGCCGATGGTGTTATTTTTAATTCTGCTGCGTTTAGCCTAGTCGTTAGCCCATTGATGTCTGACAGGTATGTTGAGCTGCTGGTAACTGTTGCCGTAATGGCCCCTGGTGTTATTTTGAATTCTGCCAGCGAAACCCGGCTCACCAATGACCCCAGATCGTCTTCGATGTCTCCGACGTCGCCAAACAAGCCGGATAAATCGCTGCGTATTCCAGCGACGGTGGTTTTTAGGTTATCGGCATCAATGCGCAGGTTGTCGATGCTGGTTTCTAAATCGGCTGTTCCTTCAAACAATTCTGTTATTAATAACTCTTTCGCTGATAAGTCGATCTCAAATGCCGTCATCTTAAATTCAGTTTCATTAAGCCTAGTCTCGTTTTCTTCGACCGTCTCAGCGGTTATCCGGATCAGGAATGATAGTTCATTCGCCACATACTCCATATTTTTAACACTGTTGGCCGTCGTCAAGGCAAACCCCATAATCCCGCCTCCCAGTGGGCCGCTTATCCGGTCTGTCAGTGATTGGGTTACGCCGCCCAAAACAATGCGGTCATTCCCGGGGTTCATCAGGTCACGATCTTTTTTGCTGACCGACAAAAACACATCAACGCCATGTGGCTCTGATACACATCTCACCATGTCACCAATTTCAAACTTCTGGATATCGACATTGACCATGCGTAGATCAACCGCCGTAAGTTCCAGTGATATGCTCTCTTTTACCTGGCCGTTAAGGTATAACCTGCCAGCTGCCATAAGCGCTGCGGCGTTGTCAATGTCTGGCCATTCGTGGCTGTCAAAAATCCAGCCGTGTTCTGCCACGGCCACTTCGTCATAGATATAGTCGCAGTCATCGTTGACTGATGATATATCAAGCTTCTTCCCGTCAATTTCTTTCCCGTATGGTACCAGAGCGGTGATGATCCCGCTGGCATCGGCAATCTTTGAGTAGTCCAATAGATTGACGCCGAATTTAATCGGCTGCGAATTCACAGACCCATAATTTTCCAGGTAGTTTAAAAACTTTATCCCACCGATCCGCTCAATCACTAACACGCCGCCCAGTGTGTCCAGCATGGTTGTCTTGATTAATTCCAGGGTGTTGACATATTCGTTCTCCCGGAATAAGCCATCTTGTAGGGTTCCGTTAGTGCCATCAATTTTTGATACAATAATAATCCAAATAGACTCTGCCCTTAACGATTGCCCCGTCGTTCCCGCTGTCTCGCCATCCTGTTTCCAGTCCTGCCAGCCGACATTTTCAACGTGAACTCGATAACGTATTGAAAACTTCCCAGCGTCTGCTCCGGTGAGTTTGATCTCAACCGCTTGCATCTCAATTCCTTGCCCAACTGTTCCGGCTGTCGCACCATCAGAAACCCAATCCTGCCAACCGACGCCATCTAAATGTGCCCGGTATGTTACACCAATGTCCAGGCTTCCAATGTTTTCAAGTTTTAGCTCTAATGCCTCCATTCGCAACCCTGATCCGGTTGTTCCGCTATTGTCTCCGTTTCTAACCCATGTCAACCATGATAGGTTTTCGATATGTGTTCGGTAGTTCGTCGAAATATTCACCCCACTACCATCGCCCAGAACTGTGCAGATTCCCATGTGTAACCGCTTATCCGATGTGACTTGCATATTGTGATTGTCTAACACCTGCGTTAACCATTGTTCTGGTGTGACGTTGATATATTGTGCTGGGCGTTGAACGCTGTCAAGCAAATACCCTAATTCTCCTTCGCATGTTATGGCCCGAAGTTTGTTGAAATCTTCGTCGTCGGTTAAGATCCTCCCTTCAAATACCAGGTCTTTTCTTTTGTTTGAATAAATTTCATAAACATAGATGGTTGTGTGCATCTTCCGGAGAAAATTGTAGTTCTTATGCGTCGGGTCAATGGTAAAGGTAAACCCGCTGGATTTGTTGATCCCTGCTGTAACTTTTGGGTTTAAAACCCGGTGTTCTGTTCTGATGTCATGCAGCAGCACATCAGCCCTTGGGAAATCCGAAGCCCAGATCTGTAGATAAGGGGCCTTGTTTTTAACTTCATTGGTGATGTTGGCATTCAGATCCACGTTTTTAATTAATACGATGGATATTGCTTCCAGCCTCAATTCCTGCCCGGTGGTCCCCAGTGTCTCCCCGTTTTTCTTCCAGCTTGTCCAGCCGGAGTTTTCAAGGTGCCCCCGGTATTGTACCGTGTACTTATTTGCATCGGCTCCGGTGAGTTTGATCTCAACGGCTTCCATCCGGAGGCTTTGGCCAACCGTCCCAGCGGTGGCGCCATCGGCATACCATGGCTGCCAGCCAATGTTTTGCACATGGACCCGGTATGTAACCCCGATGTCCAACCCATCCAATGATGAAAGTTTTATTTCCATGGCTTCCATCCGAAGGCCCAGACCGGTTGTCCCGGATTTCTGGCCGTTCTTTACCCATGTGGCCCATGCTAAGTTTTGAATGTGCGACCGGTAGTTGATGGCAATCAGCGGCGCATCCCCCGGGGTTCTGATCAGGCTTTGTGACTTAAGTGTGATAATGATCTGAATTGCCTCTGCCTGTAACGCACGTTCTGCAGTTCCGGCCATATCACCATCCCGGCACCATTCTTGCCAGCCGATGTTTTGGACGTGTACTCGATACCAAATCGAGTACTTATCCGAATCCGTTCCGGTCAGTCTGATCTTTATCGCTTCTAGTCTTTTCCCTTGGTCAGTAGTCCCGGCTGTGGCACCGTTTGCCACTTCTGGCTGCCAGCCAATGTTTTCGACGTGGGCAGAGTATGCAACCCCGAGATTTAATGACCCTGTGTTAATCAAGGTTATCCTGATCGCTTCCATGCGCAATCCCTGGCCAACTCGACCACTTAAGCGCCCGTCTGTTACCTCTTTCCCCCATCCATAATTTTCGATGTGAGTTAAATAGCTGGCGCACAGTATTTTCTCTGGTGGTATAGCGGCGTTGGGGTCAGTGATTGGGACAATTATCTGGGTCGGATCATCCGCTGGGGTGTTTGGCACAACCACTACAACATCTTCTTTTACTCGTTCCAGTCTTATTTCGATGGCTTCGGCTCTTAGTGCCACTCCTGTTGTCCCGGCTGTTTCTCCATCGGCTTTCCAATTTTGCCAGCCAATATCTTGGACATGGACCCGGTACTTTATTTTATATTTCTTATGATCGGCACCTATTAATAGAATCTTGATCGCTTCGAGTCTTAGTCCTTCACCGGTCGTTCCTATCACTTCTCCGTCTGTTTTTAGCGGCAACCACCCCATGTTCTGGACATGGGCTTGTGCTTCGATGGCGATATCTAAACCGCCTTTTTCCAACAGTTCGATTATCAAGGCTTCCATCCGGAGGCCAAGCCCGGTTGTTCCGGAAGTGGCCCCGTCGGTTACTGCAATGTTCCAACCCTCATTCTCAATATGGGTTTTATAACTAACTTTCATAAGCTTGCCCCCCGGTAATCAACTGACACTGTTCCTGATCCCCCAAATGTCAGCACGTGTTCGCCCTCTCCGATAAAGATATCGGTAACCAGGTTTTCTCCCGCTGCCAATTGATATGTATTCCCCAGGTAGGTTACCATCATCGCACCGGAGCAGATGATCTTCGGACACACCCGTTTCCGGCGCCCTA